GGTCTGCCCTGCGTACACGAGAGTCTGCCTTTGTTACTAGCGTAGACGACAACTTATACTCTTTAGTAGGAAGCGGTAATGATGTTAAAGTAATGTCTGCTTATGACACAACGTCAGCTAATGAAGTAGAGTACCAGACAAAAGAATGGTTTAACCACGAAAGCTACGTTAATGAATCACTTGTTATAGCCGCTAAAGGTGGTCTTACTGGTAGTCCTTCGTACTACACATTTGATGGTGTTGACGCTAATGGTGACACTCAAGTTCGTTTGTATCCCATGCCAGACGATGCTTACAACCTTAGATTTGTAATGGTACGACGACAAGCAGATTTAGTAAACAATACTGATGTTCTTCTTGTCCCCTCAAAACCTGTTATTCATTTAGCAGTGGCTTTGTTGGCTCGTGAGCGTGGTGAGACAGGCGGTACTTCTACTGCTGAATACTTTCAAATAGCTAATAAGTATCTATCAGACGCTATTGCTATTGACGCAGCAAAGCATCCAGAAGAGATGATCTTTAGGACTATCTAATATGGCACAAGAACTACGCAGTATTAATCTTGTAGCACCAGCCTTCAAAGGTATTAACACTGAAGACTCTCCTATTGCTCAAGATCCGTCGTTTGCAGAAGTAGCAGACAACGCAGTTATTGACAAACGTGGTCGTATTGCGACACGTAAGGGTTACGATTTATTAACTAACGAAACAATTACAGTTAACGACACTACAGGGTTTACTGTAAACGAAACAATAGTAGGTTCTCGTTCATCAGCTTCAGCCACAGTAAAGGCTGTTACTAACGGTACTCAAATATCTATTGAAACTTCTAGAGCAGGTGTTTTTTCTGCTGGAGAAACTATTACTGGTGGTACTTCAGAAACAACAGCGGTTTTTACTTTAGTTGCTCCTACAGGTTTTGCATTAGGGTCTTCAGCAATTAGAGCAATTAAAGAGTTTAGAGACAGCTCTGGTAACAGCAAAATATTTTCTGTTGGTAACAATAAGATTATCAGCGGCACAACTACGTTAGTAGATGAAACACCCGGTAGCTATACGATCACTGCTGACAACTGGAAGATGGTTGACTTTAATGACAGCATTTATTTTTTCCAGCGTGGTTATCAACCTTTAGTGTATAGCAACTCTTCAGGAGCAGTACAGACTCTTAGTAGCGTGTCTGGTGCAGCTGGTGTTGCTGACACTATGTATGGCAATGAAGTTATTGCTGCTTATGGTCGGCTTTGGACTGCTGACTTTGACTCAGATAAATCTACTATTTACTGGTCTGACTTACTAATTGGTCACGATTGGTCTGGCGGAACAAGCGGTAAAATTAATATCTCTAAAGTATGGCCTGATGGTTATGACGAGATCGTGTCAATAGCGGCACACAATGGCCTTCTTATTATCTTTGGACAACACAGCATTGTTGTGTACCAAGGCGCTGAAGCACCAGCAACAATGACACTGTCAGACACTGTAGCAGGTGTTGGTTGTGTAGACAGAGATACTGTTCAGCACACTGGCACTGACGTTATCTTCTTGTCACATACAGGCTTGCGTAGCTTTGGACGTACAATACAAGAAAAGTCAATGCCTATTAGTACGTTATCCCGTACGATTACAAAAGACATCATTGGCTTAATACAAGGAGAAACAGAGTTCTTTAGGTCTGCTTACAGCCCCGAAGAAAACTTCTACTTGTTGACTTTTGTCGGTCAGGAAACAACCTTCTGCTTCGACATTAGAGGCACGTTAGAAGATGGGTCATACAGGGTAACACGATGGCCCGGTTCTGTCTTTACGTCTTATGAAAGACTAACTGACGGTACACTGTACGTAGGAACAGAATACGGGATTAGTGAGTACAAGGGTTATTCTGATAACGGTACACGATACCGCTTTAAATACTTTAGTCCTAGCTTGACATTTGGTGACACTTCTCGACTTAAGATTCTTAAGAAAATCAAGCCAACACTGGTAGGTGCAAACAGTGCTACTGTATTTATGAAGTTTGCCTATGACTTTGCTACGTCCTACAGAACAACAGAGTTTACAGTAGGTAACCAGAACCCTGCTTTTTACAGTGTCAACGAGTTTGGCCCAAATTCAAATCCACTATCAGAGTTTACTGGTGGTGAACTTACTAACCAACGCAGTTTGAATGCTGTAGGCAGTGGTACAACTGTTGTTGTCGGTCTTGAGGCTGACATAAATGGCTTTGCTTTATCACTGCAAGAAATCAACCTACTTGCCTTGTTAGGAAAAATGGTTTAACGGAGAAATATAGATGCCAGACTTAGCAGATTATATACTGGGTGGAGGTTTAGCAGCGGCAGGGACTGCGCTAGCCTACGAAGGTTACGAAGACATTGGAGAAATAGGCGAAGAAGCCTTACAAAGGTTTTCTACGGGTTACGAAGGAGCGCCCTCCCTTGCTGAAGAACTAACAGGAATGACGGAGTTCCGCCCCTTTGGCGTTACTACTGCTACTGGTAGTCAGTTTGGTATGCAAGTTGATCCTGCTACAGGCCAGCTCTCGTCTACCATGACGCTTTCTCCTGAAGAACAAGCAAGACAAAACAGGATGTTTACTGCTTCTGACCAGTTTATGCGGGCCGCTACAGGTTACACTGATCCCGAAACTGGACAGTACATCCCCGGTGTAGACCCCGCACGACGTGAGCAAGACGTGTTTGAACGTATGCAGCTTGCTATGTCTCCTGCTCAGGAACGTGAGAGACTTGCGTTAGAACAGCGTCTAGCTGCACAAGGTCGCTTAGGTGTTACTACTGGCATGTTTGGCGGCACTCCTGAAGCACTGACGTTAGCTAAGGCACAAGAAGAAGCACGAAATCAGGCTATGTTACAAGCTATGCAGTTCGCTGGACAAGAACAAAGCCGTCTAGCAGGGTTAGGCACTGGTCTAATGCAGGCAGGCTACGTACCACAACAGCAGTTACTACAGGGCATTACTCCCGGAATGACAGCGGCTGAACAGGCTAGACAGCAGCAGAACATTGGTGCTCAGACGTACGGTGAGACTTATGCCGCAGGTATCGAAGCACTGCTACAGGCAGGCCTAGGACAAGCGGGTATTGCTGGTGGGTTTGGAACTGCTATGGCACAAGGCGCTATTGGCGGCTTATTCGATTAAGGAGAAACATAATGGCTAAGTTTTCACAACAGTTCCTAGCTAATTTAGGGCGACCTGCCATGACACAAGGTATGTTTGACCTTGGTGCTACTATTGGTGGAGCTCCTGCTGCTGCTAGAGCGGCTGGGAAAAGAAAGCAACTTGCTGACATAATGCAAAGAGGTAATGCTGCTTTAGTTGCCGGAGACGCTACTAATATTGGTCGTGTGCGCCGTGAGTTAGAAGCAGCAGGGTTTACTAAAGAAGCTGCCCAGATGGCTCAAGCAGAAGAACAAGCACGTAGACAACAAGCAACCAGTGGTATGCTTATGAGTGCTGTGGCTGACCCCTCAAAGCCTTTGTCTCCAGAGGTTATACAAAAAAGACTGGGTGAAGGTTTAACGGCCCAAGGTTTGTCTAGCGCCTTACAAGTAAGAAAAGCACTACAGCCTTCTCCTTACTTTACTAGAGCAGAACAAATAGACCTAAGCAGTACTTATACGCCAAAAAGCATTGCTATGGCTACTAATCAAAGAGACTTTAGTTTATTAGATCCTCGTGATGATGCGGATGACGCTACTGTTGCTGCTGGAATTACCATGTGGACTGACCCTGCACAACCACAAGCGGGTACTGTTTTAAAAACACTGCAGGATAACAAAGGGCGTACTATTGAAGTAGGGAGTCGAACTCAAGAAAATCCTCAAGGAAGGATTATTTCTCAAGCAGAGTTAGAAGGCCTAGAAAAAAGAGAAAAGCCTCCAGTACAAGTAACCCTTAGTGAACAAAGAGAAAGTGCTTTGGCTAAGTCTGTAGGTGAAGACGTTGCTGAAGAGGTTTCTGTTCAAATTCAAAGAGCAGGAGACGCTATGGATATGCGCTCCACAATTGCTGAGGCACAGTTAATTGCTCAAGACCA